TGAATGAATTATCGGTTCGTGTTCGTATTTTAGAAAAAGTAACGGAGGGCAAATAATGGACATTCTTAAAACTTTTGGCCCACTTTTGGGTTCTGTTGCACCCACTATTGCTACCGCACTTGGTGGCCCAGTGGCGGGAATGGCAGTACGCGCTATATCTGGCGCATTATTCGGCCATGAAAATGGTAATGAAGACGACATTATGTCTGCTTTAGCTAACCCAAATGGCGATCAGTTAGCGGCATTAAAAAAGATTGATGCTGATTTTAAAGTCCAGATGAAGTCGTTAGACATTGATTTGGAACGTATCGCGGCAGGCGACCGCGATTCTGCCCGTCAAATGCAAATGACAACGAGGGATTGGATTCCACGGGTTTTGGCCGTTGGGGTGACTTTGGGTTTCTTCGGGATTGTGGCATACATCCTTCATTATGGGCTTCCACCTACTGGCGGCGAAGCACTTTTGATGTTGATCGGTACGCTTGGTACGGCTTGGACGGGTGTTATGGGATTTTATTTTGGGTCATCTGCTGGTTCTAAACAAAAGACGGATGCCCTTACTGCTGCATTAGGTAACGATAAATGAGTGCCGATAATTGGGAACAGTGTTTTGCCTTGGTTTTAAAGAACGAAGGGGGATATGTTGACAACAGTTCCGATCCTGGCGGCGCGACCAATTTGGGCTGCACCAAGGCAACTTGGGAGGCTTGGGTCGGACATCCAGTCACAAAAAATGACATTAAATCATTGAAACCTAACGATGTTATGCCTCTTTACAAGGCAAAATATTGGGATACCATCAAAGGGGATGATCTGCCTATGGGCGTAGATTATGCAGTCTTTGATTTTGCCATCAATTCGGGGCCGTCCCGCGCCGCAAAAACCCTTCAGTCGGTACTCAGTGTTGGTTCAGACGGACAAATTGGCCCAGCCACACTTAATGCTCTTGAAGCGGCAAACCCTCGTGAGATTGCTACAGCCGTCTGTGAAGCCAGATTAGCCTTCTTACAATCTCTCCCGACATATGATACATTTGGTAAAGGGTGGTCTAAACGTGTTTCCGAGGTGGAGACGGTTGCTTTTAATATGGTTGGATAACTATGTCCTTAACTTATGCATCATATGTTCAACAAATTGCGACAATGGCCGTGGTTCCGGTCACTGACACCAATTTCACTATTATAATCCCATCCATGATTGATTATGCTGAATTGCGTATGCAGCGCGATTTGGATTTTTTATCCACGCAAATTAGCACAACGGCTTATACTTTTACTGGCGGCAACAATACGCTGACAATTCCAACATCTCAATTTATTGTTCCGCAAACATTTGAAGTCATTGATAATTCTGGAAATTCAACGCCATTATTGCCCGTAACCAAGGAATATATACAAAATGTTTGGGGTTCTGGCTCAACGCAAGGTTTGCCACAATATTTTGCAGTTTACGGCGGCGATACCAATACAACGGGCAATACGTCGCAAAATATCATTGTTGGTCCTACGCCTAACAACAGTTACGGCGTTAGACTGACAGGTACGGTACGATCGGCACCCCTTTCCGCAACTAATACAACAACCTTTATATCTACCTATTTGCCTGATTTATTTATCATGGCATCCATGATCTATATTTCGGCTTTTCAACGTAACTTTGGCCGATTAAACGATGATCCGCAAATGGCTCAAACTTATGAGTCCCAGTATCAAACCTTAAAGGCTAGTGCGCTTGTTGAAGAAAATCGTAAGAAATTTGAAGCGGCGGCGTGGACTTCGTATTCGCCAGCCCCTGCCGCGTCGGCAACGAGGTAACCCATGCCTCACACCACAATACGTTTAAAACCCGGCGTTGAAACCAACAATACCCCCGTATTGAATGAGGCCGCTTATTCATCGTCACAATTAATTCGGTTTTTGCAAGAAAGAAACGGTCTTGGTCTTGCCCAAAAATTAGGTGGATGGGTTAATTATTTCACTTCCGCATTATCATCAAAAATTCGTGCTTTAAAAGGTTGGTCTGATTTAAATGCCATCAATCATTTGGGAATTGGTGCTGAATCGTCTTTAAATGTTTTGACTGGAAACACGTTGATTGATGTTACGCCACGAACCATAACAACCAATACATCGCCTGTTTTTGTTACTACATCTGGATCAAATGTCGTTACAATCACTGATTCCAATACAACGGTATTATCAACATTTGATTATGTTGACTTTGTAACGCCCGTTGCTGTGGGCGGTTTGGTGTTGAATGGACCTTATCGTTTACAATCATATGTTTCTACAACTTTTACAATTAATGCAGAATCTGCTGCCACATCTTCGGCTGATACATCTGCCAATACAGTGGCAGGCTCATTTGTCGTTGGCGATACTTATAAAATCGTTACGGTCGGAACAACCGATTATACGTTAATTGGTGCAGCTTCCAATACGGTTGGCGTTATATTTAATGCGACAGGAGTTGGTTCTGGCACCGGAACAGCCAAACTTGTAAGTGTTTACTCATTTAAAACAACGAGTGGTTCTTCAATTGTTACAGGTTATTTGGATAATCACGGATATTTGCCTGGCAATGAAATTTATGTTGGAGTTTCAACATCAGTTGGCGGCATTAATTTATTTGGCCTTTACACAATTATAAGTGTTCCTACAGCTAGTTCGTTTACATTTGCCGCAGCCAATTTAGCTACATCCAATGCGGGACCAACGGCTATCAACAGCGGAAATGTAGAATCCGTTTATTATGTAGGTGTCGGCCCCCAAGCGTTGGCGGCAGGCTTTGGTACAGGTGGATTCGGTGTGGGCGGTTTTGGTGTTGGTCAAACCAATAATTTGCCGGGGACGGCTATTACTTCAACAGATTGGACTTTAGATAATTTTGGTTCTTATCTTATCGCTTGTTCTGCTGGCGGCGCAATTTATTATTATGATCCAAATGGACAAGTACAAAATGCTCAATATTTAGGCGGAAACGCACCGATTAACTCATCCGGCATTTTTGTTGCTATGCCAGAACGGCAAATTATTGCTTACGGATCATCATTTACTTTGCAGGCTGACCCCTTATTGGTTCGTTGGTGCGACGTAGGTGATTTTACTGTGTGGAATGCCACCTCTACCAATCAAGCGGGTTCATTTCGTATACCTACGGGATCAAAATTGGTTGCTGGCATTCAAGGTCCGCAGCAAGGTCTTTTATGGACCGATCTTGATCTGTGGGCGATGCAATATGTAGGATTTCCGCTTGTATACGGTTTTAATAAAATTGGTTCCAATTGCGGCGCTGTATCACGCCATTGTGTCGGTCAACTCAATGGGGCTGTTTATTGGATGAGCCAAAAACAATTTTTTATGATGGTTGGTTCTGGACCCCAAGCAATACCTTGCCCTATTTTTGATGTTATCTTTCAAAACATAAATAATAATTATTTATCAAAAGTATGTTGCGGCGTTAATAGTCAATTTAACGAAATTACATGGTTTTATCCATCTGCTAATTCGACTGAAAATGACAGTTATGTTAAATATAATATTCTTGTTCAACAGTGGGATTTTGGAACCCTTGGCCGCACGGCATGGATTGACCAGTCGGTTCTTGGTCCACCAATCGGTGCTGGTTCTGATAATTGGATTTATCAACACGAAATTGGTAATGATGCTGTTTACAACGGTCAAACAACCGGAATGCAGGCGTCTTTCTCTACCGGATTTATACAATTAAACGAAGCCGACAATTTGGTTTTTGTTGATCAAATTTGGCCTGACATGAAATGGGGTACGTACAGTGGCAATCAAAATGCTACGGTGTATTTAACCATAAATTACACAAATTACGCTACCGACACGGCAACTTCGCCCAATACTAGTTATTATTCTGGTTCTCCAAGCAATCAAGTGACATCTATTACGTTCCCGATGACGCAATCTACGGAATATATTTCTTGTCGCATAAGGGCGCGTTTTATGTCATTTTCGTTGTCATCTTCTGATACAGGAACTTTTTGGCGTTTAGGTGGCGTTAAATATCGTTATCAGGCTGATGGGAGGTTTTGATGGCTAGTTTAGATGACATCCTCACTACTCAGAAGAACGGTGTGCAGGCCATTAATGGTTATGTTAATATTTTAACTAGTCATGCTGGTGCTAATTCAACGAAGGAAATATCGGCCAGTAAAGTAATCAAATCATCTTCCGGTTGGGTGGCAACGGTAAGCGTAATTGTGGCGGGTTCTACGCAAGGCTATTTGTACGATACCAACAGCACATCAACAACATCTGGAAACCGAATTTATGCCGTACCCAACACTTTGGGTATATATCAAATTCAAATTCCGTTTGCGACGGGATTGGTTTTTGTGCCTGGGACAAGTTCTATTATTTCGGTGGGGTATTCATAATGCCATTAGCACATGGGTCATCCCAAAAAACCATTAGCCACAATATATCCGAAATGATTCATTCGGGTCACTCGCAAGATCAGGCGATCGCGGCTGCTCTCAATGTTGCCAAACGGTCAAATCATGCTGTTGGCGGCGTTACTCAACCTTTGCGTAAAAATGACGTTTCCGATGCCGCAGCCAAGGATGCGCGGTCGCATATTGGGCCTATTCACTCTGCGGTGGCAGGACGGACAGATCATCTAAATATGCACGTTCCGGCTGGGGCTTATGTCATTCCGGCAGACATTGTATCTTCATTTGGTGAGGGTAATACCGACGGCGGCTTTGATGTGTTTGACAGCCTCTGTCACGACCATGCCAACACGCCAGAAGCCGGAATGATAGGTCATAATGGTGGTCCACGGTTGCATGATGATGCTTCGTTGGCCCCAATTGTAGCAGCGGGTGGTGAATATGTCATACCTCCAAGCGTTGTTCGGTCTCTTGGTGGCGGGGATATTGATAGGGGGCATACTCTCCTTGATGACACTGTGGTATTGGCTCGTAAAGACCTTATTAATACGTTAAAAAAATTACCTCCGCCAAGAAAGGATTAAAATGCTGCAAACAGCGAACAAAAAACGCATTAGATTGTCAAAAACAGCCCGAAAAGCCCGTGGACCATTAAAAATTATAGAAACACCGTGCCATGTGCGGGTAGCGACAAGAGACGATTTATTTGATATTTTGGCGCTGGCAAAGTTGGTCCATGAGGAAATCGGGTTTTTTGATTTAAACGAGATCAAGGTAGCAGAAGCCATTTGGCCTCAATTGACACAAACCAATGGAATTGTTGGCGTTATTGGGGATAAAGGCAAGTTGGAAGGCGCAATTGTTCTTAGAATATCGGCCTATTGGTATTCTGATAAACAATTTTTGGAAGAAATGTGTGTTTTTGTGCATCCTGATTACCGGAATGCCAAGGATTCGCGGATTCAAAAATTGGTTGGTTTTACTAAAAAGGTTGCTCAGGATTTAGAGTTACCAGTCTTAATTCCAATTTTGTCAAATAACAAAACTGGTGCTAAGATGGAGTTATATAAACGGAA